TAGAAGGTTCTCCGTGTTCGGTATCTCCCATACACATCTCGCAGTATTCCATATCAGGATTGCTTGCTTTTGCACTTAGTAGTCCCCTTACATTTTCAATAATTACGTATTTTGGTCGTATCGATTCGATCGCTCTTTCGAACTCCGACCAGAGTCCAGAACGTGTCCCAGGCGACAGCCCAGCTCGCTTTCCTGCTACAGAAAGATCCTGACAGGGAAACCCTCCAGTCAAGATGTCTACCTGCTCAACTTCTCTAAAGTCGACCTTTGACACATCTCGAAAGTTAGGCACGTCAGGCCAGTGATGCTCAAGTATTTTTGAAGGTGCGTCTGCCCACTCACAATGCCAAGCTACCTCTGCATCAAAGTAAGCAGCAACCGCTAGGTCTAAGCCACCGTATCCACTAAAAAGGCTCCCGATTTTCATCTGCCTCTACCTCCCATATTTGCCACATGTCGCCTAATATAAACCAGCGACCATCGAATCTCATAATTGGTTCGTTGTAGGGAACCGAATGTCGGCTGATTTTCCAACCGAATTCCTTCGCCTCCCTAAAAACGTTCACATCAGACTCCATTAGCCCATTGTGCATCGAGCACATCAAAATGACGTTGCTTGCACGATCAGCGACTTTAGAACCGCCATGACCTCTGTTTGCTCTGTGATGAGGCACTACTGTGTCGTCATCTGTCCCACAGTGCCAGCATTGCCCTTTGTCACGCTCCCAGAGCTTCTTAAGGCTTGCTTTTGTCATAGCCTAACTTTCGATATTTTTCGACCAATCTTTCTGTCTCTGCTTCAAACCTGCTATTTTGCCTGCTTGCAGCTTTAGCTTTTCTTTTGGGCGATCCCTTAGCAAAGTTGTTTTTGTTGCTTCTTCTTTGACTCATAGTCTTGCCTCTGCTTCTACCATGCGAGCCATCGATTGTGAGGCTGTAAGAGACGATTCAAGGCTACGAATCTTTGTTTTGATACGATTCACCCTTGCACGTGCTAAATCCCGTAAGAATCGATTCTGTGAGCTTTCAAGGCGTGCTAGGGCTGTGCGGTCTGCAACAGTGCCTTCAGCAGCTAAGAATGCTTTTTGCTCAACAGTGTCTAAATCTAGGTCAGCCTGAGCTAGTTCTGCCTCTGCTTCATAGAGTGCTTCATAACCTTTAGATAGCTCACTCGTCAGCCTCTTCAATTCCGTTACGATTTCCGATGGCAACACTTAGAGCACCCAACCGATCAACAAGTTCAAGTCTCCAAAACTCTGTTTCCTCATACTTACCCTGCCTCATTGACAGCATTAGAGCTTCCCGTAGCTCCTTCACGCTCGCCATTAGGATCTCGTTTTGCATCTGCCAACTCCTGTATCAGGTCGAGAGTCTTCTGAGGGGCTTTAGCTGCTTTAGCTTCCATCCATAGGCTACGAAGATCATCTATGTTTTCTAGTTTACTTGCCTCGGTTGCCCAGTTACGACCTGTAGGGTTTAGCTTCTCTGGTGTTTCAGCTCGCTGAACCTTTTCCATCTCTTCTCTGCTGGCAAGATTATCCTTTGACATAGCGTATCCCGCAACCATTAGACATCTTCCAATCGCTGAGCTTTCAGCGTTTTCAAGAGCTGACGTTTTGTTAGCCATACCTTGTCCATCGATTTCAAAAGCGTGACCTGTTGACTTGGCTAGGCCTGCTGCTTGATCGCCTTCTGTTAGGTATAGGGTGGCTTTCATTACCCAAGTTCCAGTGTGCCTGTCTTCAGTAGTAGTCAGGTTCTCAGTAATGATTCGGTACTCAGGATAATCAACCTTGAGTTGTGCCATTCGCTCGGCAACTGTTGCATATTTACTTAAATCAAACTTCATTTCTCTCCCATCACGAGATAAGGCGTTCCCTTACCCCTAGCTTGTCGTGATACAACACGACGGTTTTGTACCCAACCGTAACGAGCTTTACCCATTTGGTCAAGTATTTGCGATTTGTATTCGTTTACTTTTGCTTCTGCTTTTGACTGCTCTGCCAGAGCCTTCTTTAGCTCAATCCAGGATTCAAGGTCAATCTCTACATCGTCATCCTCGATGTCAGGGTGTAGCTTGCGAACAGTTTCGTAGGTCGACTTAGACCCATCCCAGTCAGGTACTTGACCTTCTTGCAGATAGTTCCAAAACTGAGTCACTGCTCTGTCATATGTCTCTGCAACAAACGGATCATAGATAATCTCAAACTCTTGCCAAGTCATACCTGCAACAGCAACAAGTGCTGCCTGACGGATTCCGGTGACGTGCATGTACCAGATGACCTGTGCTTCGTAGTGAGCAGGTAGCTCTGAGAAACCCGCACGAGCTGTCTTTACCTCGATTATCTTCCACTCGCCATTGACCTTTGCCAATGCGTCAGGGTTAGCGTGCTTCCAAGGGTGCTCCTTGTTTGCGAACGTGCCTGTGGTGTACAGCTGAGCCTCTGGGTGCTCTTCTGCATAAAGGTCAAGTATTGGTCGCTCAAAAGCGTTACCGAACCGAATTGCCCAGTTCTGCTCAATACGGTCTTCGATATTGCCTGTCTTCTTGTGAAACAGGGTGTAGGCAGACTCCCAAGGGTTTAGTCCACAGATCGTGCCGACCTCGGATCCTCCGATGCCCTCTGACCGAATCTTGTGCCACTCCTCGCCCTCGTGTACTCCCAGGAATGTTGCCTCTGGCAAATCCTCAAGCCAAGGTTGAATCATAATTTGTATCCTTTCGTAGGTTGTGCTTAGATTACAACAACGTTAGGACATTATGGAAGACATTCAGAAACTTTATAGAGAATTTCACCGAAAAGTTATAGAGGTACAGCCACCTTGTGTGGCACAACCGGAGAGCTTTTACCCAGAAGATTTCTTCAATCTCAACTGGGAAGAAGGTAATAGATATACATCAACAATGAGAGCGGCGATCAAAGTTGCAAAGAGTCTTTGTGCTGAGTGTCCTATCCAACAAGACTGCTTAGAGTACGCCGTAGAAGCCAGGGAAGAATGGGGCATCTGGGGCGGTCTAACCTCCAGAGAAAGATAAAAGACCCTGACGGGGGAGGGGGAGGACCGTCAGGGCCTTTTGAGAAAGGAAACAAAGTGAACGAACACAAAGGAGCGCTCACCTAGAAGTGTAGCAGACTAAACCTTCTTTGTCACAACACTTGTCAAAATTGATAGTAACCCTGCACCGAGGCTAACCGAACCTAGTGAGTACCAATCGATTGTGAATAGTCCTACAGTGCCTGTGCCTAGGAAGGCTAGGGCAGCCTGTGCAACAGTTTTGATGGCTCTTTCGCCAGCGTACTGCCAGAACTGAATTGAAAACATTTACGGCTCCTTATTGATCTTGTCATCTATCGTAGCACCTGCCACATAAGCAGAGACGATTATCGAGAGAAGCGTGACACCACCCGTGATGAGAGCTGTCGCCACTTCTGGGTAAATGAAGAACGCCAGTGCACCAAACACAACCATAAATACAGAAACACGATATGAGCCATAGATTAGCCTCCTGCGGAACTTCCACTTGTCTGTGGGGTCATCATCGTTGCCAGAGATAAAGAACAGAGCATCCCAGGCTACCTTGCTGTATTTCTTTACTTTCGCCTTGACCAAGTCCATATTGTCCCTATGTTTACTTTGTTGTCCCTAAGTTTCTGTAGCGGGGTCGCTTTCTTGGCAGCACCTTTTTGTTTTTTAGCTTTCTCTTGTTTTCTGATTTTTTGCTCAATAAACTTCTCCGCATCGAAGGTTTTGGCGTATCTTGGGTCAGGTTTCTTTGAAGCTGTGAGATGAAGGTGCACGCCACGACTGCAGGAGCCTGTATCTCCGCATAGTCCGATTGGCTGACCTGCTACGACCGAATCACCAACCTTTGTGTTCTTCATGCAGGTAGAGCCATCCTCGTGACCTGTGCCGTCACAGTTAATGCCGTGCTTTTGGCAGGCTAGGTGTGAGTATCCAAAGTAAAGTCCGTGCTCGTTTGTTTTTAGCTCTGCGATCCAGCCTAAGCAATCTGACCAGAAGATGTCGTGAATAACACCGTCTGAAACAGCTCTGACGAACTGTCGTGACTTTCCACGATAATCGGTTCCTCTATGTGGTGAAGTTCTAGGAGGTTCTTTGTCTCCGAACTTATCGCCGATAAGGTTTGGGGGTAAAGGATGTTGCCATGTCATATGACTATTCTAGCAATGTGCGTTCGTGCACATTTGCGGTGATTAGAGCCGATTTACAGCACATTTTGCGGTAAATATGCGTGTACATACATTGTCTGTACAGGATCTAAGTGTTGGCACTTTACACTTATAGCAACAGTTATTAGGCTAAGTGTGGATAAGGAGTAGTTATGTCAGACGATTTTTACAAGGGTATGTCAGAAGTTCACGAGATTGTGTACCAAGAAATTGAGCGCCTGCAACAAGGACTGAATGATGT